TGCTGGGTCGGACATGGGCACATGAGAAGGGCGCTGTCATGACGCTGGCCAAGCTCGCGATCGATACCGGCTACGAATCCGCTGCCGTCCATGCCTGGGCGCGCCAGCAGGGCACGGCGCAGGTGGCCCCGGTCAAGGGGCTGGAAGGCTTCAATCGGGCGACGCCGGTCTCGGGCCCGACCTTCGTCGACGCGACGGTGAACGGTCGCAAGCTCAAGCGCGGGGCGCGGCTCTGGAGCGTGGCCACCGCCACCTTCAAGGCCGAGACCTATCGGTATCTCAGGCTGGAGCGGCCATCCGATGAGGCGCGTGCCAGTGGTCCGGCACATGCAGCAGGCACGATTCACCTGCCGGACTGGGCCGACAGCGAATGGCTGAAACAGCTGGTGGCCGAGCAGCTGGTCACGATCCGTAACAGGCGCGGCTATGCCCGGCAGGAATGGCAGAAGATGCGCGAGCGCAACGAGGCGCTCGATACCCGCATCTATGCCCGGGCTGCGGCGTGGATCCTCGGCGCGGACCGGTTCGACGCGCGGATGTGGCAGAGCCTCGAGAAACAGGCCGGGGTGGAGACCGCCGCCCCCAAGCCGGACGCGGCATCTGACACACCCACCGAGCCTCAGGCGGGGCGCGTGACGACACCCCGGCGGCGCGGCTGGCGGGTGAGCACGCCAAAGTACATGGAATGAGCATGACCCTAGACGATCTCAAACGCCACCACGGCGCGCTGCTGACCGCGCGCTACAGCGGCACGCGCAGCGTGAGCTATGACGGCAAGACCGTCACCTATGGATCCGATGCGGAACTGGCGGCCGCCATTGCGGATATCGAGCGCCGGATTGCGGCGCTGGACCGCACCGGCCGTCGCATCCTCCGCCCCTATGCCGCGAAGGATCTGTGATGACCGCGATGAACTGGCGGCAACGCCTCGGCGCCTTCATCGGCGGGTTCGATGCGGGCCAGCACCACAGGCGTCTGCGCGGGTTCCGCGCGACGCGCGCGCATGTCAACGCGCTGATCGCAGCCAGTGGTCCCGATATCACGGCACGCGCGCGCTGGCTGGTGCGCAACAACGGCTATGCGGTGAACGCGGTGGAAAGCTGGGCGGCCAATACCGCCGGCGACGGGATCAAGCCGATCTCGAAGATCGCAGACCCCGCCCGCAAGGAAGAGCTGCAGCGGCTGTGGCTCGCCTGGACCGACGAAGCCGATGCCGAGGGGCTGACGGATTTCTACGGGCTGCAGCGCCGCGCGGCACGCGAGGTGTTCATCGCGGGCGAGGTATTCTTCCGCATCCGGTCGCGGCGCACAGGCGACGGGCTGAGCGTGCCGCTGCAGCTGCAGATGCTGCCCGCCGAGATGCTGCCGCTGGAACAGAGCGGCACCGCGGCCAACGGGAATGCCATCCGCCAGGGCATCGAGTTCGACCGGATCGGGCGTCGCGTCGCCTATCATTTCCTGCGCCGTCACCCGGGCGACAGCACGGAGCCGGGCCTCGCCGGCGAGATCACCCGGGTGCCTGCCTCCGAGGTGATCCATGTGATCGACCCGGTCGAGGGCGGGCAGCTGCGCGGGGTCTCGAAACTGGCACCGGCCATCGTGAAGCTGTTCCTGCTCGATCAGTACGACGATGCCGAGCTCGACCGGAAGAAGGTCGCGGCGATGTATGCGATGTTCGTCACATCGCCCGCGCCGGAGAACCCGCTGGCCCCGCCCGGGGACGAGGACGACCCGGGCGGCGTCGAGATCAGCCCCGGCCAGGTGGTGCGGCTCGATCCGGGCGAGGATGTCACCGTCGGTCAGCCCGCCGACAGCGGCGCCACCTACGAGCCGTTCCAGTACCGCACGCTGCTGCAGATCTCCGCGGCACTGGGCATCCCTTACCCGTATCTTGCCAATGACATGGTGAAGGGCAACTTCTCGAACTCGCGCCTGGCGCTCATCGAGTTCCGCCGCCGCGTCTCGGCCTGGCAGCATTCGGTGATGGTGTATCAGCTTTGCCGGCCGGTCTATGCGCGCTGGATGGATGCGGCGGTGCTGTCGGGCGCGCTGGCCCTGCCACGATATGAGGCCAATCGGTCCCGGCTGCTCACCGCCGACTGGCTGCCCACAAAATGGGACTGGGTCGATCCCCTGAAGGACGCCAATGCCGAGATCGCCCAGATCGAGGCCGGCCTCAAATCCCGCACGCAGGCCATCGCCGAGCGCGGCTATGACGCCGAGCAGGTCGATCGCGAGATTGCCGTGGAACATGCCCGCGAGCGCGCACTGGGCCTCGACTTCCGTCGCCCGGGCTCGCCCGCACAGGGCGCCGCGGACGTGCCGGTTGACGGGGATGATCAAGACCGGAGCCCGTCCGACGACGATGACGACACCGCGGAGACCCGCCCGCGCCCAGACGAGGACCAGCCCTGATGCTTCACGCCCGTATTGCCGCGCGCGCCTTCAACACGCCGCTGCTGGTCGAGCCCGCCAAGGCCATGGCGTTCCTGTCGGGGCTTGGGCCCCGGATTCTGGGGCGGCGGGTGGAGTTGGCTGACGGGCGAGATCAGATGGCTGATCAGGTTGCACCTGTTCCGCGCGCCCGTGCCGGTATCCTGTCCGGCGGATTGCTGGACGGGTATCGTCAGCACGGTGACGCGCCCTATCCGGTGATCGACGGCATCGCCGTGATCGAGATCTCCGGCGTGCTCATCCATCGCGGCGGCTGGATTGGGGAGTCCTCGGGCCAGACCAGCTATGAAGGCATCGCCGTCCAGATCGAGGCGGCCGCCAGCGATCCTGCTGTGCGCGGGGTTGCATTGGAGATCGACAGCTTCGGCGGCGAGGTCGCCGGGGTCTTCGATCTGGCAGACCGCATCCGCGCGCTGCGGCGCGACAAGCCGGTCTGGGCCTTGGTGGCCGAACACGCCTTCTCGGCGGGCTACGCGCTGGCAAGCCAGGCGAGCCGTATCCTGCTGCCGCGCACCGGCGCGGTCGGCAGCATCGGTGTGGTCGTCATGCATGCCGATCTCAGCGGCCAGCTCGACCGGGACGGCGTGCGCGTGACGCTGGTCCATGCGGGATCCCACAAGGTCGACGGCAATCCCTACGCACCGCTGCCCGACGCGGTCCGCGACGACATCCAGCGCGAGATCGATGTGTTGCGCTTCCTCTTTGCCGAGACCGTCGCCGCCGGCCGCGCCGGGGCCCTGAGCCAGGACGCCGCCCTCGCGACCGAGGCCGCGATCTATCGCGGGACCGATGCTGTCGCGGCGGGGCTGGCCGACGAGGTCACCGATCTCGCAGCCGGCTTCGCCAGCTTTCGCGCGCATATTGTGCGCCCGCAGTTGCCGCCAGGGCGGCAGATGCAAACACCACGAGCCGCCCGCCCCATTACCCAAACCATTACCCGAAAGGAGACCGCCATGGCCCGTGCGCCAGATGATGAAGCCACAACGCAAGAGGACACCACCGATTTGCAGCAGGACGGGACGAGCGATACGACGCTTGATCGATCCGCCGCCGACGCGTCTGCCGAAACAGCCAGCACCGCACAAACGCCCGACGCGGCGGCTACGCCAGCGCCTGCAATCGCACCGGCACCTCCATCCGCATCCGCAGCGGCTCAATCTGCCACAGAACCCGGCAACCTGGCCGAGCTCTCGGCGCAGCTGCGCCAGGAGGCGGCGGAGATCACCGAGATCGCCGCACAGGCGGGCCGCCTCGGGGTTACCATCGACGCCGCGAAAGCCCTGCGCGAAGGGACAACCCCCGAGGCCCTGCGCAGCCTCGTGCTCCAACGCGCCAGCGCCGCTGCAGATGCCCGCGATATCGTGGCGGCACCGCCCTCACCGGTCCTGCCACAGGCGACGGAAAGCCCGCTCATCGCGGCGGCAAAGCGGGACGCAGCCGCGGGCAAACGCACCTGACGCCCAAGCTGCGCCTGGACCTACCTCCCGACAAACCAATGCCCGACCGATCCCCCGCCACACCACTCCGGCAGGGGATGTCTTTTGTCCCCCTGATACAGGATCTCCGCCATGCCCGTTCTGACCCAACCGCCCACGATGGGCGATGTCCTCAAATACGAGGTCAACCCGAACTACACCCGCGAGACCGTCCCGCTGCTCGCCGGCACCGCCTATCCCGTCGGGTCGGTTCTGGGCCGCATCACCGCCAGCGGCAAGTACAAGCTCGCCACCTCCGGCGGCACGGACGGTGCACAGACCGCCGGGGCCGTGCTGCTCCATGCGGTCGATGCCACGCCCGGCGATGCCGTCGGCGTGGTGCTGATGCGCGGGCCCGCCATCGTGTCGCGCGCGGCGCTGGCTTACGACGGCACCGTCGACGACGCGGCCAAGATCACCACCAAGATCAGCCAGCTGGCAGCCCTCGGGATCATCGCACGCGATACAGCCTGATCGGGCCGCAAGCGCCGCCTCACGCTTCTTCCCTGTTTCCCGCCCCA